ATGGTATACATGGGTTCTCCCTCAAGAGAATACCAATGTCCGGATTCGGATGTAAACTTATTATACTTGTCTAATTGAGTTTTGTCAAGAGCTTTAGTCATTTTTTAGGTCTTTAAATGTTTTATACACATCAGAGGTAAATAATTTTTGTATGCTGACTAACCATAACCTACTTGCATTATGGTCTCCACCACTTACAGACTTTTTAAAATCTAATTTATCCATTAGTTTTTTTAATTTAGGAACATCAAATACAAGGGTGCAAAAGATGTCATCTTTAATACAAAGATTATGAAACCAAAAGTCTGCTTCCGTTGTTATTATACCAGAAGGCTTACCATAAGACTCATACTCTATACAAATATTTCCTGTTTTCATCCATGTATCTCTTTCTGATTTAACTTCTATTTTCTTGTTTAAGAACATATCAATTATTTTTTCTTCTCTTATAGTGCCATACTGTAAATCAATATCAAACTTTTTTCTGTCTTTTTTAGTGGGTTTCACTCCAGTTACCTCCAACTTTATATTGACCAGTTAAATTACATCTCATATTAAATTGGTCTGTTACTTTTTCTATACACTCTACACCTACTCTACCAACACAATCAGCTTGAGATTCTTTTACTTCTAATTGCCATTCATCATGTATATTAGCTACAAATCTAGCATCAAATGTATTTAACTTAATTAACTCATATAGATTTATCATAGCTTGTTTCATAACTATCGCACCACTACCTTGTAATAAAGTATTAAGTGCAGAATGTTGACTGCGAACATGTATTCTTCTTCCATCAATCCCTTTTAAAAACCCTCTGTTAGAAGCTTGTTGCACTCTTTCTTTTAATTTTTTTAAAGCAGGTAAGTTTCTTAAAAACCTTTCTCTGAGTTGTTTACCTTTCTTTATGTCCCCATTTATTATTTTACCTATCTTAGCATCTCCTGCACCATAGACTAATGCGTATATAAATGTTTTGGCTTGGTCTCTTGTTTGTAATCCTGCAAGTTCTTGATTAGTAGAATGTATATCTCCATTTACAACCTCTTCAATGTAATCAATATCATTCATATAATGTGCTAACATTCTAAGTTCAAGACCACTAGCATCTATACCAACTAATCTATATCCCTCTGGAACAGTCCAACAAGAACGACACTCTTTACCATAAGGACTATGTATGTTTGGAACTTGAGCCATATTAGGACCTCTATGTGTCATCCTTCCTGTAATTGTTCCATTAGGTATCACTCTTCCATGAACCCTATCATCTTTTAATTCATCAATCCATGATGATACTTGAGCTATTCTTTTTTGATATAATAGAAAGTCTGCTATAAGTTTAGCTTCTTTAATATGTTCAATCTTTTTAAGAGTTGCTTCATCAACAATAGGCTGTCCAGTAGGAGTAAATCTTTCTGGCATCCAACCAAAGTCAATAAGATATTCTCCTATTTGTTTACGACTACCTAAATTAAACTCTACTAACTTTTTACGCATAAAAACATTATGATTACCGGACATCAAAATATTTTCATACTCATCATCAGTAAGTCCTCGTTTACTTAGTTCGCCATTTTTTTTTATGTAGGGTGTAACAGGTTTATCATCTACCCATTTAGGTTGAAATGTTTTTTGAACTTCATCTTCGACATCTGCCATCTTTTGTTTTAACTCTGCTAATAAAATCATAGCTTCTTTGTTGTTAAAAAAAAATCCGTTTTTTTCTTGCTCCAACATAATCTTTGCAGTTAAATGTTCTAAATCAAAAGACTGTTTACTAAATCCTTCTCCTTCTTTTAATAAATATTTATATACTGTTTCATTTAATATTACATCTTGCTCACAGTAATCTAGCATTTGTGGTGAGTAGTTTTCAAACTCTGGTTGCTCTTGTTTAGGACAGGATAATTTATATCCCCAAGTTTTAAGACTGTGTCCGTTTTCTCTTATTGGATTATACAATCTTGACATGACAAGAGTATCTATAATCTTACCGGTATAATTAAAGTTATGTAATTTTTTTAAGACAGGTAAATCAAAACCAATTATGTTATGACCTATTAAAGCATCGGCTTGTAATAAAAAAGCTAGAGCATCTTCTATTTCGTTTGGACTAAACTTATGGACATCTCCATCTACTTCTTTGGCAACAATGCACCATACTCTTGATGCATCTAAATCATCTGTTTCTATATCAAATACTATCTCAGAAATCTTCTGCATGAAATGTCTCTTCCTTTGATACTTCGTGTAATCTACCTGTATCAATATTATATTTTAAACTACATGCCATGCCTGTGTCTCCTGTGTATCTTGATTTTAATACTCTTACTTTAGTTATGTTTGCCTCTTCAGGATTTTCTGCTTGTTGATTTCTTTCTAATGCAATAACACAATCGGACAACTGTGCTATTCCTTGTGAACCTTTTAGATGAGAAAGGGACACTTGTATACCTTTTTCATGTCCTCTGTCTCCCTGTGCTCTACGCAAGTGTGATACTAAAATCATACCTACACCTGTTTCTTCTACTAAACTTCTTAATCTATTCATAAGCATATCAATACCTCTTCTTTCATCTCCTTCTGTAAGAACATTAACAAGCATATGTAAGTGGTCAACAACAACCCAATCACATTCACATCCTATAATTATGTATCTAAGTTTAGAAAAAATCTCATCTATATCTGTAGCTCCTAAGTGAGCATGTATGAACACTCTACCTTTTTGTATAGCTTTGTCAAATAATTCTTGAAGCTCATCTGTTGTATAGTTTTCTCTTTTCTCTGTTAAATATATTCTGTCGTTAGCTTCAATAGAAACAATACCATCTGCAGTTCGTAACCAGTTTTCTTCTAGTGCTATGATACCTACATTATCTTTTGTATTCTTAATAAGATGATGTTCAAGTTCTCTAGTTACACTAGACTTACCAAGTCCAGTTCCACCTGTAAGAGTTACAAGTTCTCCTTTACGCATACCATATAACTTTTTATTTAATCCTTCCCAGGGATAAGCAATACTTTCTTTTACTTCTCTGTTTAACCAATCATCTTTTTTACTAGACAAATCTAAAATGCCGGAAGGTGTATAAGTTTTTGCTTCCCACCATGCTATAGAAAACTCTTTAAATTTTTTCTTTGCTAACATTTCATTAGCATCTTTATATCCGTTGGGTAAATTAATTATTTTAGCTTTACTGGGTTTTAATATCCTGGCAACCTGTCTTGATGCTTCTATACCTGCTTTGTCATTATCAAAACAAAGAACGACATTATCAAAACTTTCTACAAACTCTATGCTTTCTCTTATATCTTTGACTGCCGATGAAGCTCCTCGTTTGACAGATACAACACTAGACTTACCTTGCATAAGTTCATAGACTGCCATTGCATCACACTCTCCCTCAGTTATTGTAAGATACTTACCACCTTTATTTCTGTATAGTTGTTCTCCAAACAATCCTGTCCCCTGGAATGTCCCATTACATGAAAAGTTTTTATTATCAACAAATCTAGTTTTAGTAGCAACTATTTCACTACCATTATGGAAAGGATATATATGTTGTTTGACTTGACCATTGTGGTCTTTAACTACTTTGACTCCAAACTTCCTGGCTGTAGCTTCAGTTATATTTCTATCTGTTAAAGGTGCATAGATACCGGTATAAGAATTTAAGAAAGATGTTTCTGGTGGTTTCATTTCTATTATTGTAGATGATTCAGATGGATTTTCATAGTCCGGAATGAAAGCATTACAACTAAAACATTTTGCCGAACCATTTGCATTAACAGAAACTGCATCACTACTATCACATTTTGGACAGGGTAAGTGATGTTTTACAAATTTGGTATTCAGTTCTATCTCCTAAAATAAATGCTAGTTTTCTGGTTTAGGTCTCTAAAACTAGCAAAATTGACTCTAGCATTGCTGTGTTTTGTTTTTTATCGACATTCAAACACCCTCGCAAATGAGGAAAAATCGAGTCTAGTATATTACGATACCTCGTTTAAAGAATCATCTCCTGTGGAAGAATCATCCTCGGTCATTCCCTCTTCAGGAACTTCTTCTGTAGGACCACCATCTTCTGTTGGTGTTTCTACTTTTTCTACTACTGCTTCTGCACATTCTTTTAGCACAGCTTCTAAATTGTTTTGATAGCCTTGAACAGCAAAGTTTAAAGACTCTAATATTATATTAAGAGTTCCTACTTTACTAATAATAATATTACATTCATTCTTTTTTTGTTCCTCAGTAATTTTAGCAGTATCATAAATTACTTCGCCTTTCTCATTGTTAACTGTTATTATCATTTAAAACTCCTCGTTGTCATCAAAAAATTCTGACCCATCTTCGGCTTTGTATTCAACAAGCTCAACAACTTGAACCCCTTGCAAGTCTAAACTTTTACCAGACTTACCGGCATACTCCCATTCATACTCGCTACATTGAACTCTAACCTTAGAGCCATTACCTACAGCTACATTGATGTCTTGCTTGTTAGCATCAATCAATCTAGGTGCATTCCTAATCATTCCATTAGGACCATTAACCTTTCTTTTGATAACTAAAGCCGGACCTTCATTCATCTGCTTTACTGTATGACCTTTACTTGCAAAGTCATCAGCAACTTCCTGTTCCACTACTAAATTAATAGTGTATACCGGTTCAAAAGTTGTATTAGGTGTCTTAATACTAGCCCAATACCCAGTTCCTTCTACTATCATATTTACCTCCTATGATATTAAGTTATTAAAGTGAGAGTTGTGAGCCAACTACTCTCGGAGTCGTGGTCAAACCAAACCTACATCAACATGGAGATAGAGGGCTTGTTGGTTGCTCTTTATTTAATTGTAACATTAATTATTTAAAGTAGATACTAAATCATCTAAATTATCTAAATTAATATCGCCCAATAATTCTACTGTAAATGTCCCATCTATCTCATACATAACAGTATGGTCAACACTCATGTTCTTTTCTTGTTTAATCTTATCAACCATAGAAGTAAACTCTCTGTATTCATCCATGTTTAAATTTGCTTTCATACTTCTACCTTAAATGGAATGTAACAATCTGTTACAGTTATATCTGTAGTAGGTATGGCATCATTTAAATACCTGGTAATGGCTCTTAGTAATTTACTACTAGCCTTACCTTCAATGACTTGTATGTTTTCTATACTACCTACAACTATATCATAACCTACAACAGCACTAACACTTCTATTAAAATC